CAACGGTGAGTGGGTGCCGAACGGCAAGTATCCGCCGTCGCTCCGCATGAAGATCTCGATCTGGGATGGCCAGGTCGGGATGGACGCGGTGGATGCGAACGGTGCAACGATTGAGCTGACCGAGAACAACCTCGAGCAGGTGTTTGCGAAGCGTGTCGAGTGCCGCATGGTTCTGACGCCGAGCATCTACGTCACGGGCACGGGCTTCGGTGTGACCTGGCGCATCGCTCACGCCAAGGTGTTCCCGCCGACGCGCGTCGGTGCGAAGGCTGCGTTCGCCGACATCAAGGAGCCTGACGAGCCGGTTGAGGAGGACAAGCCCGCGGCTGTCGAGGTGCCGGTCACTGAAGAGGATGAGGTTGAGGTTGAGGAGAGGGCTGTGACGCCTCCAGCTGCTCCGCCTCCGACGGCTCCGGTTGCTCCGAAGAAGGCTCGTCGGGCAGCTGCGGTGTCGTGAAGCCAAGAAGTGACCAAACAGTAGAGCCGCCTTTAGGCGGCAGGTATACAATCATCCGATCATCAATAAACCAAACCTTTTCCTTTTCCGGGAAGCTCAGCGGTTGGACGGCTCCACATGTGAACGGCCGAAGCGACACATGCCCACATTTTTCGCATGAGTGGACATCAGGCCGCTTGGTGATCATGTCTGGTGTGACGATTCGAATCACACCACGCAGACACCTCTCTAAGAATGCAGTAGGCGTTGTCCATCCCTCTGCGAGAAACTGCTCATAAGAATGCTCAGGCATGCGCGACCAAATTGAGTCACTCTCTATCCATCCGTCTTCTTGAAGAAGAGTTCCGAATGGTGTATCCTTGTGCCACAACACCGTTACATCCCCGGGGTTATCGCGCTTATGTTCCGCTACACCTACGCGGTCCAGGTCCTCTGGATCATACAGCCAGTAGACATTCGCATGCTCGTAGTTTGGGTCACGTGCACCCCTGAACACCTCGCGTCCTTCGACTGACCACAAGTCCGACACAATGTTGAGATCATGCTCGGTAATATCAGAACTCACGGGATATACAATTGAGCGATCAATCGCAGACAACATTCCTTAATCAAATGTAACCTTTACCGTCACGTCGTGGATACGCACGGACTTGGTGGCCGAACGACTCAGCTCGTGACGCTTACGGCGTTCACCGTCCTTGGGCTGAATGACCTGCGAGCACTCCTCCATATCCGCATGGATCTCGTCGTAATGGGTATCCAGGTACTCAAGCACCTCATCCTGAATGGCCCACTCAAAGAAGTTTAGCTGACCCACCGTGGTGTCCAGACCACGGAACTGAATCCGCTTCCAGCGACAGAAGGGATCAAACATCTTTTTGTTATACGCCTTGAGGTGTGACTTGTAGACCAAGTACACGATGACGTGACGGTTCGTCTTCGTCATAAACGATACATTGTACTTCTTCGAATAATTGGTCACAAACCAGTCCAGTAGGCGCAGACTTAGCTTAGACTTTCCGGTAAGGACCTCCTCAATGCGCTGAAAGTGTTCGGGGTTTGAGTAGAATCCTTCTAACCGACGCAGAACCCATTGCTCTTTGCTCTGAATCGTCTCCATACTGATTCTGTGTTACAGCACTGAAAATGAGTTTTCGAATGCGACGCATAAACAAACGCAATGGAAGCGGTTATCACAGAATGGCTGCGCGAACCACCTTATACTCGCCCGAAGAAACGACTTAAGCCTCTGATCATGTTAATAACGTTACTCGCACCTGTGAGCTACACGAGGGCTCGACGATTTGTGTTTACCGCATTGGAGGAAGCGATGAAGGGAGAGCTTGGGCAGATCTGGATACGTGATCGTTGTGTGCGCAGAACCATTCGCGTCTACGGTATGAATGACCAGCGCACGTCGGCATGGCATGCGAAGCGAGGTGAGATGATCACGGCATCTGAGGTTTATCAGATCTTTACGGGCGGGGAAACCAGGCGCAGCCTCATCCTCCGCAAACTTGTGCCGCCACAGCCGACAAGCGGGCATGGAGTCGGTGCGATGATCTGGGGAACGCGCTTCGAGCCGATTGCAAAGGAGTTGTATGAAGACGAAACCCGTTGCACAATCACGGATGTATCCTGCGTTCAGCACCCGATCTACCCATTCCTCGGCGCATCTCCTGACGGGATCATCTTCCCCACCGATCCGACCGATGTGCGTCGCCGCGGCCGACTGGTTGAGTTCAAGTGCCCGTTCTCGCGCGCCGAGTCCGACGGTGTCCCTGAGGGATATGTCCATCAGATGCAGATGCAGATGGAGTGCACGGGCATCGACGAATGCGAGTATGCCGAGTTCAGGTTCAAGCAGGTGTTCTCATCCGAGTGGATTCGGTCGACTGCAAAGAAGGGCGTCTTCGCTGTATTGGACGATGATACTGTGAAGTATAAGCCGGCTACCATGGATCTCGCCAAGTGGCAGATGGAGATCGGCGAAGCACAGTTCATCTACTGGCTGCTTTCATCAACGAAGAAGGCCTTTGTCCCGAAGGACCCTGGCTGGTTGCCCAGACATATCGCAGCTCTCCAATCTACATGGGACGAGGTTCTTCTTCATCGTGCTGCGGGAACGCTACCACCGCCTCCGCCTCCGAAGGCTCTTCCTACACTGGACATTTGATCACGCCCGGAAAGTAATACCCCTCAGTGGGGAGCCTGCGATCCACAAACCAACGATCGGGCATCACAATTTTTCGGTTCGCATTGAGGAACGCACCCCACCAGGAAAAGGACGAGTTTGCACAGATTCCACCAGCACACTGACTCATCAAATACAATGTTTCGAGTTCCGGCTCATCTATGATCGTGTATGAAAGACCGGCCAAATACGGTCTAGACATCGCATAGGGAAGATCATTTGTTACGATGAAGAAATGGGCATCTGGGAACATCTTGATCGCCCTCGCATAATACTCATCCAACCCAACATCATGATAGGGATTCCCCACGTAGTCGCCGCCGCGAATATGGAGAAATATGCCGCTCTGAACAGGGTATTTCGAGAACACGGCGGTTGGGAACACTAACTTCGAGATAAAGTCGCGATCAACATATCGCCAGTCTTGAAAGTACCCGCGCAACTCGGTGTTCATGGACCCGCGCAGTAACTCATTCCAGTTAACGTATGCTTTAGGGTCATTTATATAGTTGATCGGCTTCATCTGTCTATAGAGTGGTTTGAAGGTCTGGAAGATGGTGTCGAAGTAAGACCCTGATGTATGAGGAGATGGATTGCTGAGCGACTGTAGGTATGAAAGTCGATTGGTCCTCCTCGCAATCTGAAGAAGTGCCGCCAATTGAAAGAGTTGGTTTCCCAATCCACCAACGAGTTCCACGGTCAATGAGAACGGCATTATTACTTTCAGATGAAAAACCATGTTCCACAATGACCGTAACGTTTGTTACTGCGTTCTTGGATCTGCATGAAACGAGAGCCAAGGACAAGACAAATGAAGCTCGTATCAACTACTTCAACCAGTTGGTTGCAACCGGTATTCGCCTCCACGTGTTTGTGAGCCCAGAGCATCGAGATAAGATTTCTATTACGAATGGTGTGATTGAAACAATCTCGCTTGAAGAGCTTGATTTCTATGCGATCTCGCCACAAGGGTTACCCGATACTCGTTCAGACGAGCACGATACGCGCAACTTTCTGATTCTGATGAATGCGAAGATTGAGTTTATGAAGCGAGCCATACAGGCAGGTGACTCGACTCATTACGCATGGGCTGATTTCAACCTGTATCACGTGTTGAAAGACCCGCAGTCGGCCAGCGATCTTCGAGCGATAGCATCTGGATACCTCCCATCCACATGCATGTTCTTTCCAGGATGCTGGCCCAAGGGTGTGTCGTGGGATGCAGTGAACTGGCGTTTTTGCGGAGGCTTCTTCCTTGGAGATCGAGAGTCACTTCTCAAGTTTTACGACTTGTATGTAACCGAATACCCTCGTCTTCCCAAGCTCACATGGGAAGTCAATACATGGGCATATCTCGAGACATTGGGATTTCCAATCAATTGGTACTCAGCAGACCATCGTCCGTCGATTCTACACATCCCGCGAAATGTAGTCGTTGTGCCGCCCGATATCCCGTACACATGGGCATCTCCTGATTGTGGACTGTACATCGGTGGTCCACTATATCGGTTTGTACTGGACTGTATTCGCTCGTATGCATGTACGGCAATCTTTCCAAAGTCAGACGGAGTCATTGGTGATGAAGAGTATGACCGAATGATTGCATCGCTGGGCCGCGAAGACGGTGTAACTACATCGGGTCGAGAGTATGCTCGTATAGCGCAGTTGGCCCATCCGGGAACACGTCCAATCGTATGCATGCATTCATCAAGAAGCTTCAAGAGCAAGAGTCTATTGCTCATGCCGTGGAGCGATACTGTATTTGAGAATGGACTCAATCTCCCACAACTTCCATGGGCTGAGAAACGTCCGAGCGTGGTCTGGCGCGGAGGATCAAGTGGGTTTTATCGTCCGTCGATTCGCATGCAGGTTGTCGAGCGTCTATACGGAGTCCCGCATACAGACGTTCGGTTCACTCGCGGTGGGTGGCCAATCAACGATAACATTATTCCAGATCATCACTTCGGAGAACGTATGACCACAGCGGAGCAGATACAGTTCAAGTATATCCTGGTCATTGATGGGAATACACCTGCATCAAATGGGCAATGGGCCTTCGCAACGGGTTCTGTTCCTATCATCGTTACCCATCCGGGCAATCGATGGTGGGCAGATAGCGAGCTACAGGCAATGGTGAATTATGTTCCGGTGCAGTATGATCTCTCTGACCTCATTGAGAAGATTCAGTGGTTGGTCGAGCACGATGATCAGGCACATATGATCGCACTCAATGCACTCGCATTGTCGAAGCGAGTCTTTAGTCCAGACTTTCAAATGGGTTATATTAGCAACCGTGTCCGACAAATTGTCCAGCAAGATCACTGAAACTTGGGCGTTGAATACCGACGCGGTTCTTGAACGCAAACCACTCCGATACAGGCTGAAGCGGTTTCCAATACTGATCGAGAATGTAGATCCAATGGACGGTTGGATTCTGAACAAATAAGTCCGTTCCTTCCTCCCACTTTGCGATCAATGTGTCGTAGAATCGAGAATGTACGATGTATCCGCTCGTCGTTTGTGCTTCCTGGACGCGTACGAATGTATCGTCGTGCGGAGTTGACCGAATCATGTTATAGGAAAGCATCACCACGTCGTAGCTCTCGGGAAGGCGCGCGATCTGTGCATCCCATTCCTCCTTAGAAATCACAAACTGAAAGTCATCTTCGAAAATCATCACAGATGGATATCCTCGTTCGCGAGCAAGTCGCAGCACTTCGATGTGCGAGAGATTACATCCAATCGTTGGAGGCGTGCACTCAATCGCTGGGAACCGCTCGACCTCAAGGCCCATCCGTTTGAACTCATCCTCCACTTCGGCACGGCGATCTGTGCGTCGGTCTAAGTTGATGTAAAACGCATGCATTGTTCACTCATGTCCACCATGTGAAAATACGTCGATACCAAGGCCGCGTTGATGCGAACTTCGCATTCCATTCATCAATCGTGAAGTGGTTTCCCATGCTCAAGTTACAGCGTGAACAGATGGGAACCAGGTTATCCAGTGACGTTGGACCGCCTTTGGATTCGGGGATATTGTGACCGCATTGAAAGTCGAACACCGTCATGCGATTACCACACCAGATGATCTTACACTTTGATTCGAAGACTCGTCCAACCTTTATAATCCATAGTTGTTCTCGCAGTGCTCTAGGTATCATTATCTACACTTACCTGACGGCTGTATATGCGTTTACGCGGAACGGAGTCGCCATACCCTGAGCGGCTTCGACGAACGAGTTGCGCGGCATATGGTTCGTCCGCTGCTCAAATGAAGAGTGTTCAACCGTCTGCGTTCGCCGATCCTGACTACGGTCTAACATCTCAGGCTGGAACTTCTCCGATCGTGAGAGGGTCCATACGAACCAAAGCGCAACAACCCCTGCGAGAAGAGCGATGATGTGAAGCATTGTTTTACTCGGGCAATAAAAAACGAACTCTTTCCATCGTAGGTAAAAAGGGCACAATGGAAGACAAGGCTCTTTCAACTCTTCGCATCTTGTTTGAGCGTCGTAAGCTCTCGACTGAAACCAAGCCCGTACAGACCAGCCTTAAAGACGTCAATGCATATACGATGGGCGATGTCCTAGTGCTGTTCCCCCAGAAGGACAAGATGCTTGAGCGCGATGTGAATACGTATCTCGAGTATGCGAGCGAGAACGACTTCAAGAATGGAATGGTCGTCGTATCCAAGTCCAAACCGTCTGGAAACCTGATGAACCTGATTCGGTCAACGTTCATCAAGGAGCGCCTTCAGTTCTTCCATATGCGCGAGCTTCAGATGGATATCTCGACACACCGCATGTCCGTGCCTCACCGCATTCTGACGCCCGACGAGGCGAAGGATGTCCTCGACAAGAACCGCATCGTGAAGCCGGAAGACCAGATGCCCTGGATTGATTCGCAGGATATCCAGGCCCGATTGATTGGTGCTGTGCCGGGCAACATCATCGAGATTACGCGCCACAGCGATACAGTGGGGAAGAGTATCTATTACCGTTATTGTGTGCCTGACGTAAATGTTGCCTAGACACAATGGATCCATCAGCGGGGACTATGGCGGACTTGGAAGCCGAATACCAAAAGAGAAAGATTATATACGATAACCTAGTTGACGATGCGATCAGACGTAATGACGGCTCAAAGATTACCGCAATTGCCGCCGCAAAGCGTGCAATGGGTGATTCACTATCGAAGATGCTCGAAGTATCCGCCCGCTCAGGCACCGAGGACCAACAAGAGGAGCTAATCCGCAGAATCATGGAGATTCAACACGACTACAATGGTCTTCTTGTGGCGACGGATAAACTCGAGACACTTCGGCGCATTCACCAGTCGATCGATGTTACTCAGGGGGCGGGGTTGAAGCTATTCGGACTTCTTTTTGCATTGACGTCGCTTACACTGATTTTTATGACTGTGAGGACGCATTAAGAGCAAGCGTCGCACCCATAATCAATACGAGAACAACAATTCGACTCACCAACGCTCCATAGTCAATCTGAGTCGGTTGCTCAGCTGTTGACGCTGCGAGTTGATCCGCAACTTTCGGTCCCTCATCCCGGAACACTTGCGCTTGCTGGTGAAGCTTATCCAGCTCAGGATTCATGTTCTTGTAGTCATCGAGAAACGTCTGAATAGTAAACTGGTTCGACTCAACTTGTTCTCGCATCTGGTCCTGATACTCGGTAATCGCAGTTCTGACCTGTATCAGCGCGGTCTGGTCACCCGTAGTCTTCGCAGCCATAAATGCTCGCGAATATGCGTCAATCATGTTCTGATAGTCCAGTGAAACCGAATTGAGAAGTGCTTCTCCACTCGGTGTTGCTGCGTCGAACCCTTCTTGAGAGCGGGCCTTGACGGTTACGAGCATAACCAATGTAAACAAAAGGGCAGTGAGCCACCCAACCATTATCTTGTAGGAGTAATAAAATGCCGACCGCACAATCATTCTACGAACCCTCCGCTCCGGCCCGCCACATGCGTGGTGTGGATGCTTCCGAGTATACTCGCTTTGTCCGTATGGCGGCTACCGCTGCGCCGTACGTCAACAATACCAAAACATTCGGTAAGCCCTATGCACGCCTTGGACAGAGTCAAGAGGCTGCATTAGATGGGCAGTTCGTTAGCACAATCTTCGGCGGCCTCAGACCGTTTGTTGCGAATAAGTAATGAGTTGTCCATCTGGATTTGAGAAGGCATCTGGTCGGGACGTATGTATCATCACATGTCCAACAGACTTCAAGTCGATTCGAGACGATGGCGTTGATAAATGCGTGGCTATGTCGGACAATCAATATTTTATCCAGCTCCGTGAAGTGGCGTATGCCGCTTCGTCTACTGAGTTTTTAGATGAGCAGGCTCGGTTTCTTAAGAGCTATATCGCTCTCACGAAGAGGATGCAGACGTCCGAGCCTACACACGAGGAAACGGTGAAAGCTCACGATGGTGTAGCGAGTATGTATGCCGAAGCCATTGAAACACTTAAGCCATTTCGCCCGCCCACGCAGCCGAACGTCGATATCGAGACTACGAAGCTGGATATCAAGAAGCTAGAGGGCCTGAATCTTCGCATCATCCAAATCTGTCTGTTCTTTGTGGTCATCGCGCTATTGGAGTACTTCCTTCTACCGACATCGATTGTTCATGGAGTGGCGTTCCTCACATTGTGTGTCGGGTTCTCGCTAGCAATCTATCTTTCCAATAAATAATGGGTAACATACAGTTCAAGTGTCCGTCAGACACTGTTTACGGCGCTGCGCCTCTTTCGTGTGTGATTGCGTGTCCTCCTACATATGACCTTCGAATGGTCGACGGCTCTCAGCGGTGCGTGAACAAGGTAGATCCAGATGCAACTATACATCTTGTCCCCCAAGCCGCAGTCGCGAGAAAAATGGACGACCGGCAGATCTTCTCAATCTCCGAACTGAAAGACTCGAATCCAGATGCGTATTACCGGTATGTCGCAGAGCAGGAACGATTCGATAAAGAGAAGGAAAAGGCAGATGCTCAGGTCAGTCACAAAGCCCAAGTAGACGCTGCTGCACGTGACGTGCTCGCTGCAAATGGAGCGGACGAGGCTGCGAATGCGAGATACTCATCTCTCACGGACGACCCGAACGCACTGAACGTGATGTATGCGAACCAGATCAAGAAGGACACGGACCGATTCATCAGCGAGTATCAGTTCCTCAACAACCAGGTCCTTCAGCAGCAGCAGACGCTTGACCTAGTGAACGGCGTCAAGGATAACATCGGAACCGTCAAGGATGACCTGGAGTATTCGGTGGGGACATTTAGCAAGCAGATTAGCGACATTCGCAACCAAATCAACATCAACCGCAGGACCCATGAGCAGGCGCTTGACTACGGGAAGTGGCTTGGAATTGGCCTTAATGTTCTCATCGTCCTCGCACTCTTGTATCTGCTGTTCACGGTCGGGCGTCGTGCGATGAAGGGAGCAACTCTCCCCTCGAATCCGGCTTCACCTCCCAACACAGGCAACGGAGCCGACTTTATGGGTGCTTTCGCCAAGTATATCACTGAATCCGCGTCAAAGCCAGCTGTCTAAAAGAACTGAATTGGGTAATGGAGGTTACAGACCCTCGTCCCGTAACGGACTTTCAAAAAACAACCTTTTGCGGACATCCACGTGCACACGTGCGGAAAGTGTTGATTCATACGATTCAGTTAGGTCATGCGGACTACGCATGTTACTGGACGCTTGAGTTGCTCTGCTCTGGTCTTGTGCATAGTTTATGGGGCGCGTTATTCGAGGCGGCTGCGCTTCACATCAATCGGGCCCAGCCCAATGTGTTTCTCTATCTGGCGAAGGCATACGAAACCTACGCCCCTATCGAAGCTAGTTACGACATCCAACAGATGACGAAGATTCGCAACCACCCTGACGTGAGGAAGATGGTCTGTGAAGTCGCAGCTACCCTGGCCCTGTGTCGGAAGAACAAGTTGCAATCCCTTCCAACCATCAAGCCCACCCATGACTTCAACCCGGTCACAATTCAGGAGAGCCTGAAGTCACCGTCGCGGTTGTACGGGTCACAAGTCATCAAGCCAAACGACCCAATGCCTGCTGCGGTTCCAATCAACGAGTTCTGTTACTGCATTCGATCGGACGTGCGCGACCTGACTCGAGCGTTGTATTGGATGTCCTGGATCTTCACGTTCTGCCGTGAGCACAAGAAGCAAGTGAAGACAAACTTGTTGTTTGCCTCGCGCGAAGACGAGTATGTATCGGGAAGCGATAGTACTCATCCCGTATGGATCTTCTGGGATGCGATTCGCAAGAACAGCCCTCCAGGCGTGCGTGAGTATACAGACGTGCTCTATCGCATCCATTCTCTCCGGTGGTCACCCTCGGATAAGAGCAAGCGCCCGTTGCTCATCGCAGCTGTGACCCTGCTCTGCGAAGCGACTCTGGATACCACGCCATGTGCACCCACACTTCAGGTTTCAAACGTTCTCAACGGTATGCCGGGATGGATTGACGCAATCGTCAAGATGCAGCGGAGCTTTGCGTAAAACGGATACATGCAGAGGAACAAGAACCGATCTCAACCAAAATGTTTCGTCCTTGCTTTTCCGCCACCCAAGTCGCAGGTGCAATCGACCGCCACAAGTATCAAGCTGTCCACCAAGTTATGTATGAGGTCTTCAAGAAGGATGCCGTCGCTTCCAAGATCATTGAGGAGATTGAGAAGGCGCACAACCGCAAGCCCGTCAAGAACTTCAAGGGTGCTATTCTGAAGGACCGTGAGATTCAACGCAGTGTCTTCACTGCACTAGATGACTGCAAGGTCGCCGATACGGCTGTTGCAGCTGAGTTGGCTGCCCAGGAGGTTCTGGTTGAGGCCGAGCGCCGCAGCCATGAGCTGGATATGAAGAAGGCAGCGGGTATCGAAGTTTCCGAGGAGGAGAAGGCACTTGCAGTTGCAGAGGTCGTCAAGGCTGCGGAGTTACGGAAACTGGCCGCCGCTGAGGTTGCAGCGGCTCCGTCTGTAGATGCATCTCTTGCCCGAGTCGAGGCCGCGTGCAAGAAGGTGGTCGAGCGCACACCGAACATGACGCCCGAGATGGCTACGCAGCTCCTCGCAGATGCTCGCGGTGAGGTTGCAAAGAAGCGTGGGCTTCAGAATGAGGACAAGATCCTCAACACCTACGAGGCGGATAAGAAGGTTGTGGTCACGGAGCGCAACACCAAGATGCTCCGCATGGACAAGGAGGAGTTCATCCTGGTTGGACGCACGGACGGGTTCGTCGCTGAGCTGAACCGCGTTGTGGACTCGAAGGACCGCACGACTTACTGGAAGACGGTGCCGATCTACGACGAGATTCAGCTCCGTGTCTACATGCACATGATGGATGCGAAGGATGCAGAGCTGGTCGAGAAGTTCCCGAACGGAACCAAGCGGAACACGGTCTTCGAGAACGACCCTGAGATCTGGGCCGACATTGAGGCGAATCTCCGTCTTACAACTCGCCGGATGTGCGAGATCCTCGCAGATGCGTCTAGCTTAGAGGATCTGGTCTTCAAGAATACAGTGGAGAATGGAGCTTAAGGTTACCTCTCATCCGCCCACATGGGCAACACACGGAACAAGCTACGAAACGAGATTCATCTATACTGGATTTGGTCGCATCGACGTTCAGGCCAAACTCTACCAAACCTTTCAAAGTGAACCTTTTTCCATGTTCGAACGGCCGTTCGTGGGCGGCGTGATTTCAAGGTCTTACGCAGTTGAACTAGCAACGGTTACTGAATATTCCAAGACACCTCGCAGATGGAAAGAGGAAACCCCAAATGGGACGCAGTATTTCGAGGAGCTGCGTAGGATTCCGTGCTAAGAAAAGGCCGTCGCAAAACAAATGGAGGCGTATGATGTGCTTGTGACTGCGATGGCTTCATTGATTATGTTGATCGTCATTCATGTGGCGGTCTTCGGAGTGATTCGCTGGATGTATCCGCCGTATGTGCAGCCACAGGTTCGCTTCGTCGAACCCGAGCGGCCTGCGCCTTTCACGGAACCGCCGCAGATGAAGCAGGAGATCAATGTACCAACGTATGCGCCGCCTGTATCCGTGGCGCCCCCTAGTGAGGAAGGGCGAGCCGAACTCGGAAAAGCACCGAGTACCGCAGCTGAACGGCCTGCCTGGCTGGTTGCTGTTGACCCAAAGACCCTCGAGTGAGTTCGTTGCCCTGAGTATTGATGAGAAGGGTGGACATCAAGAAGAGTTGGCTCTCGTAATGGATGAGCGGATGTGTTGTGATACAGTGTTTCGCACGACGCGACTCTCAAAGGATGTCTTTGTGATTAATGACGTATGGGCTATGAACGGTACAGTCGTTCATCCTACTGCGACATGGTCACAACGGCAAGAATGGATTGCCGAATGTTTGCGTCTATTTCATCAGCCGGACCTAACGGCATTGTTCACACTCGCGGACGCGCCCGTTGGGACACTGGTTCGTGGATATGAATACTATGACGACCTGCCGGGTAGCATTGGAGTCTTTTCGCGTGAAGAGGTAAATGGGTGAACAGTGCGGAACAGGTCGCCGTCGTACAAAGAAGTCAAAGAAGTCTCGTCGTCGCACTCGCCGTGGTGGGTTTGCACCGGCTAGTTTCCAGGGCGCGGTTCTCGGAGCCAACGGTCAGCCGGCCGGTGCGCAGTTCGGTGCAGTTGGTGTGTCTGGGTCGACTGCGAACCCGAACGCCAGCAGCTATACTCAGAACACGGCAGGTACGTATGCTGCATATGGTGGCCGTCGCAAGTCCAAGGGTCGCAAGAGTCGTCGCCGTTACCGCATGCGCGGAGGCACGGGTGGTATGTCGATTGGGTATGGCTTCACCGGTGACCCGGTCGGTGGAGTCGCAGTCGGTCGCTCCGTGATTGCCCCGGTTTCAGCGTCTGGACATGAAACGGATGCTTCCGGTTACAACCGCGGTATCTGATGGCGCACGACTGCGTCTGCCCACACATAAGGCATATACTTAGGATCATTCGTTGCGATGAACGGTCCTTTGACCTGAGCCATACGCAATCGCATGAGCTGCATTGTGAACGATAAGTCTGAATACTCCAACCACTCCTTCCACACTCGAAATGCAGTCACTGCTGTAGAGGCCGCCATAAATACGTCACCTGAAGTAAAAAACATGAACAGCGCAATCAAGGGCATGACGATCATGTCGTTGATTCGTTGAAATTTGGCCACGAATGTTCTTGGTATGCACATGTCCCGCAGGACAATGAATCGATCTGCTGCTTTAAACGGGTTCATACGCCACGATCCTTACTCCTTCGTTAGGAAACACCACGTCTAGTCCAGACGTAATATCTGTGTATACAATGTTAATCTCATCGTGGACACGGAGGAATCGGAAGAGGAGGTCAAGCTGGATTCGGTTTCCGACCATGAGATACCGGTCAATCGCCAGGGTAATGTCGACATCAGTTGACGCATCTCCGATCCACGCCCATGGGTTCTTGACTGGAGTGAACGGGTTGCCTGCGAACTCAGTGATTGCCTCACCCTCGTAGAGGATGCGGCGGCGGATTGACTCGCCCTTCTTCCACTCCTCGACGTAGATAGAGTCCTCTGGGACTGTCTTCATGTTCTCATCATATTCCTCGAAGTCAGATAGAAGATACTTGCGGACAATCTTACCATGGTCGGGCTTGTATCCGGTGATGTAGCGGTCAAGAAGAGTGAGAAGACGGAAGATGCACATTTTGTAGTGAGCTCAGTTTCAGTACGCAACTACGGATCCGTTTTACGCGTGGCGTCCGGAAAGTGACGTCGGCTTAAATGCGGTCAGAGCAACACCATGTGCATCGGAAGCTGAGCGTGACCACTTCGGGTCATAGTCGGTACCCCACTTGTTACCCATCGAGCCCTCAGTCCAGGACTGCGTGGCCGGTGTGATACCAGGCTCAGGAGGACCGCCTGCCTCGGGAGGATTGTGCTGGAGGATACCATTCGGAGCATTCGTGAACTTCTCCTTCGCCTCACCCTGCTGGAACTGAATCAGGATGATCTCATCGAAGTTACTACCCATCGAGATGGCCGTCGCCAACGCAGTGATGACGAACGGCGCAGCAACGAGAAACCACGACACCGGCGACAGGCCGATACCGCAGAACGTGTCGAGCACCTTCACCACGGCAAGTCCGAGAACAAGCTTGATTGCGAACGTCACCCACATTCCCAGCGCCAGATCGAGTCCCAGCTGGACCACTAGAAAAATAAGATACAAAAGAGCCGGTGGGCAGAGCGATTCAACGAAACGCATATTCACGTACTTATTGTAAACCATATAAAAAATGACGGATGTCGATATGGTCCAGTCACTCGCAGGATGTACTGCCGAGCAAGCCCAACTCTCATTGAACGAATTCGGCACAGTCGAAGCGGCTGTAGATGCATTGTTGTCGAAGCCAGTCGTATCAGGTCAGAAGTATATCCCTTCGGTCCAGAAGGTTGCACATAACGACCCCGAACAGGAGGAGCGTTGTGCAATGGGTCGTATGCTTATGGACAAACTCACCGCTGTATCCTCAGCCGCCCACTCGAAAATCCGATCCGGGCAACCGCTGGCGGCGGGCGCAGTGAAGTCGGATTCGGAGGCGCCGCAGTCGGTGGAGGGGCCGACTGACGAATAACTACGGGATGTTCACGCTGAAACACTTCCATCAGACCGGCAATTCGGTTCGCCTCATCGAAGATGTTCATGGACTGGATATGCTCCTTTACCTGTGCCTGACGAGCTACATATGTATCGGGGTCATCCAGAGCCTCGATCGCAGCAGTCCATTCCTCAGGTGCATCGCGCTTACATCCGATTCCAGCAGGGAGAATCCATTCCTCAACGCCCTCTGTGGACCCAACGATCCCTACGTTCTCTGTAGCCGGCTTGGAATAGATCACTGGGATACCGTTGTACATCGCTTCTACGGCGATACGTCCGAAACTCTCGTAGTTGGACGGAAAGAGCAGGATACGAGTTCGCTTCAAGATGTTGCGAACATCGTCGTCAAACGGAACCCACTCAATATTCTGAGGGGCAGCTGGGATCCAGAGTTCTCCATAGTAGGGTTTAACAGCCAGAAACTTGCGGTTCGACATACGTTTCGCAATCTCAATGAACTGATGAACTCCCTTGTTCACGTTCGCATTCACCAGAGTAATTGCGTCGCCATCTGGAGGGGTATCCATTTTGATCTTGGCTTCGTTCATCAGGGGGCGCACGACTCCAGTGCGCACAATCATTGGCGGAAACGGGTTTACCTCCCTTCGGAAATGTCCTTCCATGACGTGATTGATAAAGAGTAACATCTCTGACCATTTGTTCGATGCGAGATGAGTGAGTACCTTGTATTGACCATCAAAGTGCGCAGTTACCGCGATCGGTCGATGATATCCACGCTCATTCAATTTCCGCACGTACGGAAGACAGGGTGCGTGTGGGCAGATCCATAACTCGCTTGTATCAAGCATTGATCCGGCTGCCGAGTAATGCGCAAACCTATACCCTCTCCAATATCCACCGTCATATCCCTCCTTCGGCTTTTCAATCGTCAGAAATGCGACCGCATGGCCACGTTTCTGAAGTTCAGCTGCTAAATCAATATCATGAAGAAATGCTCCGCACAGATCGGGCATACGGTTCGCAAAGAACAACACCCGCATTATGTAGACTCTCCGATTCGCGTTTTCTTAATTAAGCGTGTAGAATCACCACCCCAAGTCCATCCCTGAATCCAGTTGTTCGGATTGTTATACTCAGACTGCTTGATCGGGATAAGCGGCTGGTAATAGTTCGGGATCGTCTTGTCCATGATCGTGGACGCCTCCTTCTTGGAACGCTGAAGCGCTGCGTGGAGAAGACTAGACTCATCGCCAACTGTGTCGGCCTGTCGTCCGCGACCAAGGTCAGGCGTGGTTGAGAACGGACGAATCCACAGCTGCTTGGGACCCTTGACGCGCATACCATCGACCTCTCCAAACTTGATCCCTGTATTCGTATCGATATCGCATCCAGGACCAAGACCATATCCACCGCGAGCAATCATACCCGGCTGATCGGCCATAGCATTAGCAGGACTGAGCGCACCTGTGCAATCACCTCCGAACAGCGAAGTCTGACGACCGAATGCAGCCTCATTCGCAAAGTCATGCTCCATCACGTGGGACTGATCCACGTTGCCTCGTGTGTTGGCGAAAAACCAGTCAACCGTATTTGTCGACATATCTCTTATCATCAAACCCAGAAAGTTTCATAGAAAACGGACAGTGAAGACTAAAGGCAGACTCGGTTCAAATGCAGCCTTCAGATTGGCACGAACACGATGTGCGCGGACAGTATGTTGTTGACGTCTTCGGACGCCTGCGCGACAAGTCTGTCGCATGCGTGCGAATCAATGGATTCAAGCCTTACTTCTACGTCAAGTGTACACAGGATCCAGGTAAGGGGGAGAAAGTTCAACGATACGATGCGATGGCTGGCTTTGACTCTCTCAAGACCATCGGTGTGTGGAAGGTCACCTGTTCATCCCTGAACGAGTATCATGCGAAGGTTCGTGAGTTCAACGCGAAGAAGTATACCCTCTACGAGTCCAACCTTCCCCCGTTCCTCCGCCTTCTTCACGAGCGTCATCTGGGTCCCGGTTCTCCGATTCAGTTCGTAGGCGAAGAGGTCGATATCCCCGTGGACCCTGATACGGAGGAGCCGCTCTTCACAGTGGACGCCTTCTATGAGTGCGACTGGACAACGCTCAAGCCGGCGGTTGGCGACATCCCGCTCAAGGTAGCTTGTTACGATTTGGAGATGTGCCCCACCGTAGGCGATAACTTCCCAATGGCGGCAAAGGATCCGATTGTCCAGATCGGTATCTCCTACCGCTGGTCGAACGACATGATGACGCCGACGTCTAAGAAGGTCTTCGTGTTGGGTAGCTGTGATCCCGCAGATGATCCGCTGACCGAGTTCGTTTCCTGCAAGACCGAAGCCGATATGCTCTTCAAGTTTGCAGCGAATGTCCGCCGCGAGAACCCCGATATCATGTCTGGATATAACACCTTTGGTTTCGATGACGCCTACATTGAGGACAGGTGTCGCATCCTGGGAATCCGCGAAGACATTAACCTATCTCGCGCTCCACACGCCAAGACAAAGAAGGGTGACCAGTGGGACATCAAGTTCGCAGAAACCAAGAAGTTCGAGCTGGCGTCAGGCAAGTATGACCTTCGCATTCTAACGATGCGGGGCCGCCTGTCCGTGGACCTGCTTCTGAATATGCGGCGCGAACACAGCTTGGACTCCTTCAAGCTCGATAACGTGGCGTCCGTGTTCCTGCGCGACAAAGTGCTGGACTATACAAAGAATGTGGTCACGACAAAGAGTACTCGTGGCTTGTGTGTGGGTAACTTTGCCCGCTTTGATCTCGTGGGAAATACTACAGATCCATACCGCGATGGCGAAAAGTTCAAGGTCATCGCGATCAACGGGAACACCTTTACAGTAGAGGCTCCGGCCGACTTGTTCACGGATCTGTCCGAGAAGGAGCGCAAGTCGCTCGAGTGGACCTTCTCGAAGGACGATGTAGAGCCTCATGAACTGTTTCGGCTTCATCGCCATGGTGATTCCGCTGGTCGTGCGCGAATTGCCCGTTACTGTATTCAGGACTGTGATCTGGTATTGACCCTCATGGCGAAGCTCGATACGATTGTTAACGCTCGAGGTATGGCCGATGTGTGCAAGGTGCCGATGCAGTTCGTCCTCATGCGTGGTCAGGGAATCAAGATCTTCTCGGCTGTGGTTTACTATGCATCCCAGCGCAACCAGATCATCCAGGTGCAACACGCGATCGGTGACGACGAGGCAGGCTACGAGGGTGCGGTCGTGATCAGTCCGAAGATCGGAATGTATCTAGATCAGCCTGTGTCCGTTCTGGATTTCAACTCGCTCTACCCGACCAACATGATCGCCTACAACATCTCGCCCGATACGTTGGTGAGTATGCAGGTATTCGACTCGAACGACAAACAGATTGATGACCTCTGCGAGGGGATGACGTATCCGGCTATGCAGAAGCTCAAGGCCGCTGGCTACGTGCTGGATGAGGTTGAATATGATAACAAGGAGACAGGTGGAAAGACGGTGTGTACCTATGTGCAGCCAAAGGCTGATCAGCCGATGTTGACGGGCGTTCTCCCCAAGACACTAGAGATCCTGCTGGCCAAGCGAAAGGAATATAAGCAGATGATGGAGGATCCTAAGTATGACGAAGCTCAGCGATCTGTATACAACGGCCTCCAACTGGCGTACAAAGTGGTTGCGAATTCCGTGTACGGACAGACCGGCAGTCGAACCTCTCCTATCCGAAAACTCTGTGTCGCCGCGTGCACAACGGCAGCAGGACGAAAAGCCCTCTACCTCGCGAAGAAGATTGTTGAGGAGGAGTTTGGAGCCAGTGTGGTCTACGGTGATACAGATTCCATCTTCATTAAGTTCCCTACTAAAGACCTTGCGACCTCCATCGAACTAGGTATCAAGGCAGGCAAGCGAATCACCGAACAGTGTCGTCGCCCCTACAAGATTGCATATGAGAAGACCTTCTACCCGTTCATCCTGTTCTGTCGCAAGCGGTACGTCGGTATGAAGTATGAGGAAGACCCGAACCCCAAGAAGGCGAAGCGTATGTCCATGGGTATCGTGCTCAAGCGCCGCGATAATGCACCGATTGTGAAGGACGTGTTCGGTGGCGCGCTTGATATCCTGCTATCTCGTGGGACCGTGAAGGATGCACAGGCGTTCGTGAAGAACATTCTGATTGAGGTGCTGAACAACCGTATTCCTCTGGAGAAGTTCATTGTGTCGAAGTCACTGCGAGATGACTACAAGAATCCGGTCCAGATTGCGCATCGTGTTCTAGCCGACCGCATGGCGGAGCGTGACCCCGGTACAGCTCCAAAGGTAGGTGACCGCGTACAGTATGTCTACGTTGCAGAGAATGGTGGTCAGAGTAAGCAAGGTGACCGTATTGAGCACGTGGACTATGTGCGAGCGAACAACCTGCATTATGACGCGGCCTTCTACGTGGACCACCAGATTCAGAACCCAGTGGCTCAGTTGTTTGCGCTGTGTATCGAGCAACTCGATGGATACAGACGTCCAGCCGTTACGTATGAGGCGACGTATGCGAAGTGTCTTGCGGCCATCTCCGCAAAGCAACCTGATCTCTCGAAGGATGAACTCGAGGAAGAAACCACTCTAGCCGTTCTGAAGCACAAGGAGAAGCAGATTGACGGTATGATGTTCCTCGGATCACCAGAGTTGGCCGCGATCGTGCGGAAGCGTGGTCATTCACTGGTGAAGGGTCCGATGGACATGTTCGTCAAGAAAACGGAACCACGCAAGTAAATAACATGAATGGAGGAGATGACCCCGCGGCCGGAGATTGAGATAACAGAAGAGAAACAAGTACCATTTATCGTCGAAGCACGCAGGAGATTCCTTCGCGAACGCATGAGGCCATCTATCCTATTTGATTCGGTCATCGACGCATGGAGGAAAGCGCATCTGATCTTGATCGGGCGCGCCAATGACTATGAAACAGATGAAGACTACAAGGAGGCAATCCTCGATCCAAACCCATACAAAACAACTTATATCTTCTTCTGCCTTCGAAAGTAGCTTTCGAGATCACCGCGAGATACCTCCAATGTCTATATCGCATGGAGTCATCGCAGTGGTCCGGGAACTTCTCGAAACAGAATCAGCTTTTTTTCGTACGGCAGTTGCATTGCCTGAGCCACAACGTGGTCGAGCGATTGGAAATCGTGCACGGATGACGCACGACATCCTCTCGTTGATGCGTTTGATGGTTAGTCCACCGCCTACCACACAGCGGTTCGTAGTCAACATTCCTCTGCGAGAGAGTGATGTGAATGCATTCGAGGACGTGCCTATTCTACCTACGGCCGATCATCTGGCCGCCGCGCTTGAACATGAGATCCCATTCAATGATAGCAACTGCGCAATATGCCAAGAGTCAGTTGAAATGGGAACCCGCCTTCGCAACTGTGGTCATGGATTTCATTCATCCTGTATCACGAACTGGTTCTCAATGAACCCGAGGTGTCCTGTGTGCCGCGATGACGTTCGAGTGCCGCGACCAACACGTCCACCTGGGTCCAGTGCTTCTGACGAAGAATCTCATTGACCTCGGGACTGAACTTCGTAAGCGGCGCTGGAGGAGGCAGACTATCTGATTCTCCATACTGAAGCTGCTGAAGCATGCGACGCACATCATGGTTACACTGCCGAGCCATCTCGTGGACATCGCGGTGAGGAAAGAGTGGAATCAAATCAGCAGATTTGGGTGGATGGCACCGAATCACTTCAATTTTTTCCGAATTCTTGAAGATGCGAGGTACTTCGTTGCACGTCATCAGAATCGGAAGTGTGCGGTCAACCGAGGTCATCCACTCGACCATCTTGCGCTGAGCATGCGAGTCTGACCCATCAATCTCATCGAGGAGCAGGCACGACGACTTGGTATCTCCGCGAATCAATGAAGTGATGCTCCGGCTATTACGGTAACTGGCCACCAACCTCGCAACGTCATCGTGGCTCCGCATCGTCTGTGTCGCATTAATCTCCAGAGGCTCCATTCCGCAACTGCGAATCGACGCCAGCGCCATCGTGGTCTTACCGATTCCTGGCGGGCCGTGAAGCATAATCACATGCGAGTATGGCTTTGTCTTCAAGTAACTCGTCAACCTCTTTTTTACGTCCGTGTGTCCAACCACCTGCTCGAGCACGAGAGGGCGTTGGGTTTCACTCAACATATCTGAGTTTCATCTGAGATGAGAAAATGCTTGTGGAAAGAACAATGGATGTCCCGCAGCATATTCTTCGAAGTCTTTTCAGGGACACATCCTTCCCCTTGATTCAGCACCATGTGGATTCCTACAACGCCATGCTGGAGTCAAGCATCCCCAACTTTATTCGCGCCTCGAACCCCCATGAGCTTGAGCTACCGGAAGGGCGATACATCCGCGTCTTCGTGGGCGGCCGTGATGCGAAGCGACTGAAGTGGACGTCCCCTACAGATGAGATTGGGAATGCAGTCCTTCCTCACGCGTGCCGGTTAGATGACCAAACCTATTCCGTTAGCCTGACTGCGGACCTGGAGATTGAGTATGTGATGCCTGGAAGCGCCAACGTGGTCCGTGAGTTCAAGGATGTTCTGATTGGAAAGATTCCGCTCATGTTGCGTAGTCGTCTGTGCTACCTCACGGGCATGGATGGCTACGAGGTGGGTGAGTGCAAGTTCGAGCTGGGTGGCTACTTTATCATCGATGGCGCAGAGAAGGTGCTGTTGACGCAGGAGAAGCTGGGAAACAACATGATGTATTCGGGAAAGCGTAAGCAGGCACCGTCTAAGGACCAGATTTCACGAGCAAGCGAAAAGGCAAGTGCGCTTGACTTCAAGGGCGATGCACATTTCGAAACCCCCAACGAGTTCTACACTGGAATTCGCTCTGTATCCGAGGATGCGAGTCGTGGACCTTACTCTCACTTTCTTGTGATTCCGGACCAGAACCAATACGATGAGAATCCGAAGACGAAGGGCGGCCCTCCGAATTTTGGCCAACACAACCGTGTGGCCTCCATCACGCTACCCGGGTTCGCGCAGCCCGTTCCCTTGCTGAGCGTGTTCCGTGCATTGGGCTGTGCATCGGACAAGGACGTATACGAGCTGGCTCTGTTCGATGTCGTGGAGTCCGAGCGTAACGTCTACGATGACCTGCTCACAACACTGGTCATGAGTCACGAGGCGTTTCTCAAGCGCGAGAATGATACGGATATGAACATCCTGAAGAAACAGACACATACGCGCAGCCGTGCAGAGGTTGTTCGCATTCTCCACGAGATGATGTTCCCTCACGTCGAGGGCAGCGAGGACGTTGGTGGTCTGTTCCGTCGCAAGGCCTATCAGCTTGCGATGATGCTGCGGAACACGATGGATATCATTCTTGAGAGGAAGCCACCTTCCGACCGCGACCACTTTCAGTACAAGCGGTTGGAGACGTCGGGCGACCTGTGCTTCGGTGAGTTCCGGCGCATCTTCCGTGACCTGTCCAAGAACATGCTTCTTGAGCTGGACAAGAAGGTCAACCAGTTCGAGCGCGCGTCCTACGCAGGAGCGAACCTGGTGAACGTGTTTCAACCTGAAACGGTGGGATTCTACTGGCGTCCGTATCGCATGCTCAATGAGTTCATCAAGTCCTTCAAGGGTGCATGGGGTGGCCGCGATGGAATTGCGCAGGAGCTGAGTCGCATGTCGTATGTAGGAGTGGTGTCCCACCTTCGTCGCACGAACCTAGCCATGGACCGCACGTCCAACAAGCCGGAGCCGCGTCGTTATCATGGGTCGCAGTTTGGTCTTATGTGTCCTGTCGATTCACCCGACGGTCGTAACATCGGCTACATCAAGGGACTCGCAGTTCTGGCGCAGATTTCGACCGCGTTTCCGTCGGTGACTGTGCGTGAGCTTCTGACGGAGTCCAAGATGGTTCGCCCGTTGGAGGATATCCACCCGAGCACCTGGAACCCTAAGTGGACGCCCGTGTTCCTGAACTCGGACCTAGTAGGTGCATGCGTTGGAAACACGCTGTTGCTGGTGGAGATGCTGGTGAATGCCCGGCGTAGTGGCCGCCTGAACCGCACAGTGTCGATTGGATGGAGTCCTGTGAACAATGTTCTTCGCATCACCTGTGACTCTGGTCGCCCGATTCGCCCGATCTACCGTGAGGGCACGACGGATGAGATGATGCGGGCGTCCAAGTCATGGACGGATATCTTGACCCACCTGGACTATGTGGATGCACTCGAGTCAGACTGCTCTCGCTTCTCCTGGACACCGTTTCACCCGACACTTCGCTCTGAGATCCATATGTCCTTTAATTTATCTGCACTGACCAACTTGACCCCCTTCGCAGACCACAATCCCGGAACTCGTAACGCCTTTGCGATTGCACAGACGAAGCAGACTGCTTCATGGTATCATACCAACTACACCAAGCGCTTCGATACCATCTCACTCATGAGCGTTTTACCTCAGAAGCCGCTGACTCAGACCTGGATGTATCGCGAGATGATGGGACCCGGTGGATGCATGGCGTATGGTGAGAATGCGATGGTAGCCATCACGACCTATGGTGGTTACAACCAGGAAGACTCCGTGATGATGAACGGTGGCTCGATGAAGCGTGGTATGTTCCAGACCATGTACTTCCACTGCTACAAGATGGAGGAGGACATGATTGACCCTGCAACTCAGCTTCATACGGAGATTGCAAATGTCCTGCGCAAGGATGTGAAGCGCAAGGAGGATGCAGATTACGAGCAGCTGGATGGTGATGGTCTGGTCAAGGTTGGAACCGAGGTCACGGGCAAGACGGTGCTCGTGGGAATGGTTGCACCGGTTGTCGATGCATCGGGTCACGTCACTGGCTACCGCGATGTTTCGATGATGCCGAAGCGTGATCAGCGTGGCCGAGTCGATGCAGTCTATCGCTTCTCAACTCAGGATGGACTGCGTGGAATCAAGATTCGCATCGCAGAGGAGCGTTACCCGGTGCTGGGCGACAAGATGGGTAGTCGTCACTCTCAGAAGGGCACAGTGGGGATGATTCTGCCCGAGGAGGACATGCCCTTCACAGCTCGTGGTCTGCGGCCGGACATCATCTTCAACCCTCACGCCATGCCGACGCGTATGACGATTGGTCAGTGGATGGAGAGTTCGTATTCTCGCTTAGCACTGAAGCAGGGTGCATTTATCGACGCAACACCGTGCACGACCACGGACCGAGTCAAGACCCTGAAGGCCGTTCTGACCTCACAGGGATTTGAGCCGTTTGGAACAGAGGTTTTGTATAACGGTATGACGGGTGAGCAGATGGAGGTCGATGTATTCATGGGCCCGACGTACTACCAGCGCATGAAGCACATGGTGGAGGACAAGATTAACTACCGTGCAACAGGCCCCCGTAAGGCCATGACCCATCAGCCACTGGAGGGTCGTTCCGATGAAGGCGGTATGCGTGTGGGTGAGATGGAACGCGATGCGCTGGTGTCGCATGGTATGTCCAAGTTCTTGACGGAGAGCTTCATGGAGAGGTCCGATAAGACTGAGGTCCTGTACGATCGTGAGTCACGGATGCTCGACACAAGTCGTGACCACCTGGAGATGCCGTATGCGATGTTCTTGTATGCCCGTGAGCTGGAGTCGATGCACCTAACGGTTCAGCTGAAAACGGAGTGATCAAATAGAAAGGTTTCGTATCCTCATACAAAATGCTTCGCACGATTCTCTGTGCTATCTCCGCGGTATTCGTAGGAGGTCAGTCGCCCTCGGCTGCACCCAGTCGTCCGCCACCAGCTCCGCTGTCGTTCATGGACACGACCAAGATTGTTCCCACTGGAAACTACACTCTTGGATACATCAATAATACCGTGGAGAATGACTGCCACATTGCCACGGTCAAGTTCCAGTCTCTCGCCGCGGGCCAAATTTCCCAGTTCTCCTTCGGTGCCTTCTCACAGGCTGCGAATGAGACGTGTGGGATTGGATTCACCCTGAAGACGTTCCCAGGTGCTGTTGCAGTAGGCACAGGTGTAACCGCGCTGTTCAGCGATGTAGCAATGCCCACTCTTACGATTGAGATGATGCCGTTCCCTGTGCCTGCGACGTCTCTCTGGAACCTGGAGGCAAATGCGAACTACACGATCACAATCCAGCCCTTCACCTGGGCGGGTGGAAACACGGCCGGAGGAGGAGTCACATCGGCTGCAGTACACTGTTCCTTCGATGTCCCCTATGGATTCGCAGGTGTCCCGCAGAATGGCTTGATTGGATACCATGGTCCGACTGGTCTTCCGTGTGGTTCTACACCACTGACGGTTAATAAGGCGGGTGATGGATACTCACTGTTGATGAAACTGAAGGGTGCTCCGCTTCCTAGTCCCGCACCGAGTCCGACTCCCAGCACAACCTCTACTCTTACGCCTACGCCGACAGGAACAGGGACTCCTACACCTACTCCGACTCCGACGGGAACGCCTTCAAATACGGAAACACCTACGCAGACTTTGTCGCCTGGTGCTACGGCATCCAACTCGGCTACGAATTCGCGCACTCCTTCGCGAACCCCTTCGATCAGCTATTCGCCTTCGCCCACGCCAACTGAAACACCTAGCCAGACTCCTACCACTACACCTACCCCTACAACCACTCTGTCGTTCCGTGCATCTCCTTCTGTGACGCCCACAGAGACACCTGGCCCCACTGACTCGAATTCGCCTACGCCTACGCCTTCGGCAAAAACACTTGCAGGAATCGTAGCACCCGTCGTGGTTCAGGCACCGACGATTACCACTGGACACGTTGTTGCGGCAGTGTGCGGTGGTGTAGCACTAGCAATCATGTTCATCGGACTCGCTGTTCGGTATCGCGCAGTATCCTTCAAGATCAATGGTCCGAAGAAGGTCAAGTCATGGAAGCCCATGCCTACAACGGAAATCAACCACAACCCCCTGGTCACGTCTGCCCGTAAAACCAAGTTTGAGGTGGTCCCCGTCTGAAAACGGATTCCATGCCACCAGCGCACAGTAAAGCATCACCGAACAGAATGTCTTCCTATTCACTCGCACTCGCACGCTACCCGAATGACGCCAGCCGCCGCACTGAGTATATCCGCCGCCTGGAGCAGTGTAAGCTCCAGCCCGCCTACCACATCCAGCTCCCGAGCGGAGATCTCTACCCCTGCCTCTGCGAGCCTCTGATGGAGGACGACACGAAGGGATGGGAGGTCGTCAACCCCCGTCGCCACGTCAAGAAGATCAAGACCATTGTTGATCTCGAGGAGGAGGCCGACATGAGCAACTGGGACGATGTGGAGCACTATGGAGGTGCGACCTACGTCAACACGAACAACTACGAACACAATGGCTCGCTGTTCGACATCGGCTCGCGCTTCTAGACGCCTACAAGCCCACCCCCCAACAATCAAATTTTTAAGTTTACCTGCTTAAAGGTAAGGATGGAGGATAGAGTAGTGCGGATGTCTGATCACATTTACGTAACAAAGCGCAATGGCGATCGTGTTCCTGTATCTTTCAACGAGGTTCTGACTAGGATTCAGAAGCTCGCAGACGGACT